CAACCCGTTTGAGAACAGCCGTATGATTTTGTCAGAAAGTGAAATACTCGGTTCCACGCAGTATGACATTCTTCAAGAAAATGAAGAAACAATTCTGAGAGCCGTGCGTGCCCATACAGTCGTGAAGAAGTACGGTACGATTGAGCCTAAGAGCGAGGTTACAATCGGTCAGGCTGACGCTATTCCTGTATTTGATACGGCTTACCGTAACATCTACGTGAGAACGGACGCACAAGATTGGGATTAAAGACGGTTGACCTATGGCAAAAGTTATCGAAGCATTGAAAGGGCTGAACTCGTACCCAATTCCTCTCCGCACGCTCGTTGAAACAGCGGAGAAACGGGGGCTGAACCTTGACACGGAAACGACAGCGGAAATCCTGAAAGGAAAGGCATACAACCTTGCAGCCGCTGACATCTTTCTGTGGCTGTCTTTCGCCCCTGACGTGTCTCAGGGCGGTCAGTCCTATTCATTCACGGACGAACAAAGAACGCAACTCCGCAATCACGCCAAAGCCTTGTACAAAGACTTTGACGATGACAGCGGCAGCGCAAACAAACCTATTTACGGATATAAAGGTTCTCGGCTATGATTATTCAAAACGGAACAATCGAATTCAAGACAAAGACAGCGGGCGGGATTGACCCTGAAACGGGTTATCCCGTCAAACAGTCTTCCATGGCATGGGGCGAACCTGTTCCATGTCAATTCAAGGCGAAGAAGTTCAACCAACTCGGAATTATCAAGGGGGAACACTTCACGGTAGCTTCCTATGAAATCCTGATTGAAGAACAGCCCGTTCCATCGGAACAGCTACGCTTGAAAGACTTGTCAGGAAAAGAGATTGGCACGTTTTCAATCATTCAGGCAGAACCGCTTGAAGCCGTGTGCGAAGTAAGAATTTTGGTCTAAAGCGATGTGCGGCTGTATGTCGTCTTTTCTTTTTCAACCCGGTCAAACATACCAATAAGAAAAGTAAACGACACATGCGCCGATTTCGCAAAAAATAACTGAGAAGAATATGCCTATCACACAACTAACACCGATGTCGGAGATTGACAGATACACGGAACAGCAGCTTGAAAGGCTGAAACAAGTTCTTATCCGAAACCTGATGTATATCGGGGAGACAGTCTTGAACAGGGCACGTTCAACCAATTCTTACAAAGACCGCACGGGCAACCTGAGAAGTTCAATCGGCTACGTTATCACGGTTGACGGGCGAATAATCCATTCATCCAGCTTCCAAACCGTGAAACAAGGCAAGGACGGTTCTTCAAAGGGGGCAGCGTATGTGAAAAGCCTCGCAAGAAAATTCCCGCAGGGGATTTGCCTTATTGTCGTGGCTGGTATGAACTACGCTTCTTATGTGTCCGCAAAAGGGCTTGACGTTCTTGACAGTTCAGAACTTCTTGCCGAGCGTCTTGTACCGCAAATGTTGAAGCAACTCGGATTTAATTAAACAGAATTTATATGGCTAAAACTTCAAAACAGATTCAAGGGGATGTGTACCGACTACTGCAAGACAGCGTTCTTTCGGGAATGATTTCAGGCGAGGTTTACAGAAGCGGTTACCGCCCCCGTGACAGTAACAGAGAAGATGCGGTGGTAATCTTCACAACGGGCTTGCCTGACGAAGTTCAGACAGGTGTCGTTACCGTGAATATCTATGTACCCGATACTGACTTGTACGGAAACGGGGTTCTCGTTGAAGACGGTCAACGGACAGAAGAAATTGAGCGTCTCGCCAATGATTGGGTCAACAGCCTGACCGCCGATAAGTCTTGTTATAAATTCAGGCTTCAACAAACCATTTACACGGAGGCTGAACCTGACATCAATCAGCATTTCATCGTTGTGAAACTTCATTACGAGTTCTTCGGCAGCGATGATGCGCCTCTAAATATCAAATAAATTGTAGAACATTAAAAACGAATAAGTTATGGCAGTTTTATCATGGGGTAAGTGTGGATTAGAAACCACACCGTCCGTAAACGGGGCTCCCGATGCGGCAGCACAATGGAAAGCCATTGACACTCCTAAAGAAAACACAACAAAGATTACCCCCACAGCGGGAACAGAGAAGACCGCCACGGAAGAGGGCGGCGAACTTGTTGATGTCCGTTATGGCAAGAACACCTATACGCTTGAATTTGACTTGTTTGTCAAAAAAGGTATGCAACGCCCGTTTGAAGACAATGACGGATTGATTACAGGAGAACACGCTTTCCGCATCACTCCTGAAGATGAAGAATGCGAGGGCGCACAGATTGACCGTGCCGTGGTTCGCTGTGATGAAAGTTATTCAACGGAAGATGGTAAAATGCTTCATTACGTTGCACGTTGCCTGAAACCCAAGACGGGCAAAACCGTGAAGCCTTACACAAAAGGGAGTGAGTAAGAATTTTCAGCGGGGTTGATACACTGGTTTATCCACCGTGAAGCCTGAACGCCTTTCCCGGTTGCATGTCGGTTCGATTCCGACCCCCGTCTCTAATCATAACTTAGAAATTCGTCAGATATGAATAAGACAATAGAACAAACGGTTGCTGAAACCATCCTTGAACAACCTTTTGAAGTCAAGGTAGGAGAAAAGTCATATCAGGTTGCCTCCGCAAGCACGGCAACCCTCATACTTGTTTCAGAAGCGATTTCACAACTTCCACATATTGCGCTTGACACGGAGAAGGTCGTTGAAGAAACATTATCCGTAGCGAAAGACTGCCGTATTCTCGGCGATATAGCGGCTATTCTCATTCTTGGTGCAAAGAACATCACAGAAAAGAAAAAAGTTCCGCAAATCAAAGAAAAACGGCATCTGTGCGGGCTTATTCGCCGACCATACACGGTTGAAGTTGAAATTACCATTGACAAGAAAGCGGAACTCGCAAAAGAGCTTCTTGAAGATGTCTCCCCGAGGGAACTGAACTTGATTGTAAGCCAAATCTTATCAAGAATGCAGATAGCCGATTTTTTCGGGCTTACCACTTTCCTTGTAGAACTCAATCTTCTTCATCCGAGGAAAGTGGAGAACTAAATGACAGCATTTGGGCTGTCGTAGGCGGTTTTGCAAAAGGCTACAATCTGACCTTTGACTATGTTTTGTACAATATCAGCTATACGAACATGATAATGTACGGGGCTATTCTCCCGACATACGATAAAAAGAAAAATGACGGGAAAAAGGATGAAGGACAAAAAGTTATCAAGGCAGATGACCCAAGAAACAAAGAAGAAGTAAGGAAATTTTTTGAAACCTGTGATTAAAGGCAGAAACAATGAACAACGATAAAGGAAGACTGAATTACGGTGTCGGGCTTGACAACTCCCAGTTAAGGGTAGGCGTAGCCGAATCACGGCGTTTGCTCCAAGGCATAGGGCAGACAGCGGTTGACGAAGGCGCAAGGATTGACGATTCATTCAAAAGAATCGGCAGGACTATCGCCGGAGTGTTTGCCGTGTCTCAGATAAAAGATTTCATCACGCACGTTGCGACTGTCCGTGGAGAATTCCAACAGCTTGAAATCGCTTTCAAAACCATGCTCGGCTCTGCGGGTCAGGCAGATGTTTTGATGACCCAGCTTGTCAAGACAGCCGCCACAACTCCGTTCGGTCTGAAAGACATCGGTCAAGCCGCAAAACAGCTTCTTGCCTACGGTGTCGCTGCAAATGACGTGAACAGCACTTTGATACGCCTCGGGGACATCGCCGCCGGGCTTTCAATCCCTATCAACGACCTTGCCTATCTGTACGGAACGACAATGGTTCAGGGACGTTTGTACACACAAGACCTGAACCAATTCTTGGGGCGTGGTATTCCTCTTATGGAAGAACTCGCAAAACAGTTC